AATGGTGATCCTACTGCTACTAAAGCATTGAGACCTAATGGTAGAAATGTAAAAGAAGAAAGAGTATCAAGTGAAACATTTCAAGAGTACTACTTAGATAACAAAGAAGATATTAAAAATCTTATTAACTATGTAGGTATTAATGCTAAAGAGTTTGACTTTCAGACTACACTTGATAAAGCAGTACAACCTGCAAAATAATTAAATAATTCACAGAGTGTCATTACTGATGCTCTGTGTTTTTAACTAAATAGGGGAAACAGCTTAACTGAATAATAATTATGGGAGAATTTACAAAAACACATTTTGTCATGGATTATGAAACTATGATTAACTGTTTCATAGCATGCTTTGAAAGCATAAAATCAGATGAGAGACATGTATTTGTTGTACATGATTTACAAAATGATTTTGATGATTACATTCAATTTATTAAAAGAAATATATTACATGATGAATGGCATGTATCTTATAATGGATTAGGATTTGATGGTCAGATAACTGAATATATAATTCAGAATGCTGAGAGTTTATCTTATATGTCAGGTAGTGAAATTGCTAACTGGATATATGATAAAGCACAGCATGTAATTAATAAGCAAAATAGTGGAGAATTTCTAGATTTTTATGAAAAGACTATGAGCATAAAGCAAGTAGATGTTTTTAAATTAAATCATTGGGATAATCCAGCTAAAAGAAGTTCGTAAACAGTTTAGCGAACTATAAATTCCTCTAACTCAGGGAAAGCCTTTAGAGCTTTAACTACCAAACATAGACAGCAATGTACTATGCGGCTGAAGTAATTACTCAGGTATGGTAACAAGGTTAAAGATTAGGTAATCCTGATCCAAGCATCCCAAGTGGATGAAGGAGCAACGACTATCCAGAAATGGAGTAATTTGTTGGTAAGATAACCCAGCTAATGAAACGGGGAATGCATTTTATGTGTATATTTGTATAAAATAAAAATTATGCGTGGTATATACAAAATTGAAAATAACATTAATAAGAAGATTTATATTGGATCTTCTGAAAATATTGCAAGAAGATGGACTGATCATATTTATTTATTAAATAAAAATAATCATCATTCACTGCCTTTACAAAGAGCTTGGTCTAAATATGGTGCTTCTGCATTTACATTTACAATACTAGAACTTTGTACTGATGACTTATTGGAAAAAGAGCAATGGTTTTTAAATGACCTATTAAAAGCTGATGAGTATTCATCAGGTGTAAATAATACATTTTTAAAACTTGGGTATAACATTAAACCCACAGCTCAAAACAATACTGGTTATAAACATTCAGAAGAAACAATTGTAAAAATGCTTGAAAGCAAGAATACAAAAAAAGTATTGAGTATAAACATTATTGATAATTCAATTATGGAATTTATATCTACAGGTTATGCTGCAAAGCATTTTAATTTACAAACAAGTGTGGTAAGAACATCAATCCATACTAAAAGAACTTGTAAAAAACTTATAGATATTGGTTTTATATATAAAAAAGATTATAAATATATGTTTAAACCAAAACAATATTGTATTTGGAATAAAGCTACAAAAACAGGTTGTCCAGCATTAAATGCTAAACCAGTGTATGTAAAAAATCTTATTAATGATGAGATTAAAATATTTAAAAGTATTAAAGAGTGTGCTCTTTTTTATAAAACAAATAGTCCTTTTATTCATAAAAGGATAACTAAAGGAAATAATATTTGTTTTGATAGAAAAGGTAGTAAGCTTTATAAACTTAGAATGTTTTATGAAATCAATGAAATGTAGTGATATAGTCTAATCTTACATGAAAGTGTAAGGGTTATTATAAGGGATTTATCACCCTGTAAAAAGTAATAACCAATAAATGTAAAGTGGATTCAGTATAGTATGGATTGGGAAAGCATACAGGATATGCCTATACACCATACTACCAAAGTGACCACATTTGATCAGATTGATGAGATAATTGGTTATTGTTGGAATGATGTAAAGTCAACTAAGCGTATAATGATGCTTAGTAAAAGTCAAATTGCTTTAAGGAAGACATTAACTGAGGAGTATAATATTCCTTTATTCAGTGCATCTGAGCCAAGAATTAGTAAAGAGTTATTTTTACATTTCTTGAGTGAGAGTACTGGTATTAAAAAGTATGAGTTAAGACAATTAAGAACTAAAAGAGAAAGTATTACAGTAAAAGATATAATACTTGATTATACTGAATTTAAAACTGCAACATTTCAAAAACTATTAACAAGATTTAATGAAATAATTGTATATCCAGAAAACACAAAAGGAGGATTTAAATATAGTCTGAACTATAAAGGTGTTAAAACTGATTTTGGTTTAGGTGGTATTCATGGTGCAAGGAAGAGTGGTATATATGAATCTAATAAGGATGTTATTATTATGTCAAGTGATGTGGTATCATATTATCCCAACTTAGCAATCAGAAATGGTTGGTCTCCTGCACATTTACCAAAAGCAGAGTTTTGTGAGTTATATGAATGGTTCTTTAATGAAAGAAAAAAGATAAGTAAAAAAGATGTAAGGAATTATGTATATAAGATTATTCTTAACAGTAGAAATAAATTGTGGTATTCAATATAATTTTGTACATTTGTACATGACTATAAATGAAAACTCTCAAATGAATTTGCACCATGTTGGTGTGTATCAGATTAAGAATAAAGTAAATGAAAAAATTTACATTGGTTCTACTACACAAAGCTTTGAACTAAGATTAAAGCAACATGTAAGAGAATTAAAAAAAGGTGTTCATAAAAACACACACCTTCAAAGCTCATGGAATAAACATAAAGAAAATAATTTTGAGTTTTCTATATTAAAAATTTGCACAAAAGATATGTGTTTAATCCAGGAACAGTTGTTAATGGATGAGTTTGAAGTAACAATAAAAACTAAAGGTTATAATATTAATCCTTTAGCAAGTGGAACTCCCAATTTATCTAAAGAAACTGTAGAAAAAAGAGCAGTAACTTTTTCAAAAACAAACAAAGAAGCTATGGTTTTTTATAGAAAGGTGAAAAATAAAGAACTTGATTTAGAAAAAGTTCCTAGTAAATATGTGAAACTAGTATTAGCAAAATTAAATACAGTTCCTTGGAACAAAGGTTTAACAAAAGTTACAACAGATTTCAGCTTCTTAACAGGAATTAAAAAAACAATAACTGAAAAGCACAAAGAAGGAAGAAAGTCTTTTTCTGAAACAATGAAAAACAAATCAAAAAAAATATTGATTTATAATCATACAGGAAAGCTTATAAAAACCTTCAGATGTATTTCAGACATTGTAGAATACACTAAACAAGAACATGATTTACCTTTAATATTAAGAACCCAGGGTAGAAAAGGAACAGCTTTAAGTCTTCAAAATATATCCAATGTATGTAATGCAAAAGCAAAACATCACAAAGGTTTAATTTTTAGATTTAATGGTTCAGATTTACCAGTTGTAGCTTTAAAACCAACTGATATACACAGACATTGGAAAGAATTTAAACCGCAATGTGCTGCTTCCAAGAGTGATCTTGGTTGAAAAATCGGGCAATATCGGTGAACCCTGTGATGGGAATACCGAGATAAGGTGTAATGTAACAGTTACATCCATTGTAGAGCATAGATGTTGAACCTCAATTGAGAATATAATACATCCACGAGTGCCCGACAACTCATAGTCCTTGAGTTGAAAATGTATGCCGAGCTTACACAAAAGAGAAGAAGTGTAAGAACCATAGGATAAAAAGCCAATGGGATAACAAAACTGACTTATGGATTAAGTAATGATGCTAATAGTTTTCTGTATGACCCAGAGTTCACAATGAGGATTAAATAAAAGTGGTTCTCAATAAACACGGTTAATTGCTGGAATATCCTAAAGACAAACATGCTACAAAGTAAGTATGAAATATGACTAAGCTTGAATGCTTGAAAAATGTTTGTATAAATGTAATGTTTATTGTATATTTACAAAAAATAACATAAAATGGACAATCAGCAGCTGAATCCCGAACAGGGAAGAGTTCAGAGATCATCTCGCAAGAGAGTACTTGACTTGAATAAATATATAGTCTGGGAAACACCGTGCATGATAAATAAAATATATGTATACACACTTTCTTCAACGGAAGATAACAAAGTGCGTTATGTAGGTATTACTACAGATCCTTTAAGAAGATTATCACATCATACTTCAAAGTCTTATCATAAAGATACTCATAAGAGTAACTGGATAAATAAAGAATTAAAAAGTGGTAATCAGATATTAATGACTATAGTTGATTCTTGTATTGATTTAGAAGATGCTTTATTAAGAGAAGAGGAATTAATTGCAATATATGATGATTTAACAAACCATGTATTATTGCCAACAAAACCTAATATGAAAACATGTTATTTATATAATATATTTACTTTAGAAATTATTGAGTTTAGCTCAATACAATCTGCGTCAATATACTTAAAAGTAACACCTTCAGCTTTATATGATTCACTTATTTTAAGTAAGTGGCTCCTGTCTTTTAATAAAAACTTTGATGAGTTAGTTAAGATAAAACATAGATTAAAAGGAAAAAATGTAAAAACAAGTGAAATATGCTATTTTCTTACTCAAGAACATGCTGCTAAACATATTGGTTGTTCTATACAATTAATAAATGGTTGTATAATGGGTATTAGAAAATCAGCAAAAAAATGGATATTATGTAAAAAGGAAAGTGAATTCCCAATTTATATTAATAATCATATTTCACCTGTAGTGTGTGTAAATGATGGGCAAGTATATAATTCAATAAAAGAAGCAGCTGCTTATTATAAGTTAGATGAATCTTGTGTTGCAAAAGTATGTAAAGGTCTACGTAAACACACAGGTAATAAAAATTTTAAATATCAAGAAGATATGATCCAACCCCTTTAGAAATTTTGGGGATTAAATGCACTATAAATGGTCAACTTAGTTTGATTATGCTATATGAAATGATATGTGAGGAGATTCCTGGTGCATATCCTTTGATGCAAAATACTGATGGTCTAGAAACTATTATACCTAGAGAATATCAAGATAAGTATCTAGAGATTTGCAGTAGATGGGAAAAGATAACTAATCTTCAGTTAGAACATGATACTTATAGTAAAATGATTCTTGGAGATGTAAATAACTATATAGCAATACATGATTACAAATCTGTAGATATAGATAAATATAATGAAGTAAAGCAAGAGAACCCACATTACCTTTTTAAAGAAGAAAATGGTAAGTTTTATTTTGCTGCAACTAAATGCAAAGGTAGATTTGAGTTTAATAATCTGGCCTTACATAAGAATAAAAGTTTTTTAATTATACCAAAAGCAATATATTATCATTTTGTACACGGTATTAAACCTGAAGCTTTTCTACTTACTCAGACTAATGTGTATGATTATTGTGGAGGAGTTAAGATAAAAGGTGACTGGGAATTTATTGAAGAAAAAATAGAAAACTCTGAGTATTCAGCTACAAAACTACAGCAGACTATTAGATATTATATATCTGAGAAAGGGTCTAAAATTATTAAGACAAATAAAACTGATGGTAGAAAGATACAAGTTGAAAGTGGTAAGTGGATGCAGACTGTATTCATTAACTATGTAGAGAAGCCTTTTGATGAATATTTAATCAATAAGCAATTCTATTTACAGAAAATCAATAAAGAAATTAACCAGTTAGCACCAAATAGTAATCAATTAAAATTATTTTAAAATGGCAATAAGAACTAAAGACTGCACAAAAGAATATTTAACTAGTGTAGCATTACCAAATCATGCAGAGTCATATACTGTTATCTCACATGAATTTATTATTAATCATACCATGGAGCAATTAGCTCTCCATGGTTTTACTGTAGAAAAAGAGACATATAGATCTAATTCTGATGGTTCTATTGCTCAAGGTATATATTATATTAACTATGATAAAGATCCTGAGATAGGATTAATGTTTGCATGGTCTAATAGTTATAATAAACTAATGAGATTTAAATGCGCAATGGGTGGTTATGTATTTATATGCATGAATGGTGTAGTAGCCGGAGATATGGGTTCATATGGAAGAAAACATCTTGGAACTGCAGACACTGAAACTATTAAAGCAATCATTGAGCAAATTAGTAATGCAGATGTATACTTTGATAGAATTGTAGCTGATAAAGATACAATGAAGAAGATTACTCTTACTGAAAGAAAACAAGCTGAATTATTGGGTATATTATACGCAGAGTATGAACTTCTTACTAATGAGCAGATATCTATTGTAAAACAACAAATGGATAAACCAGGTTATGACTACAACTGTGAGATAAATTCATTGTGGGCATTTTATAATCATGTTACTTATGCATTAAAGAAATCACATCCAAGAGACTGGATGGATGATCAGAGAAAATTTCACTGGTTTATTGCATTTGAATTTGATTTAATTAACTTTGTTGAAGATGCAGAATTACTTCCTGTAGATCCATTAGAGTTAAACTATGGACAACCTGAGAATCAGTTAAACATTCTTACTGAGATTGAGAAAGCTGAAGTAGATGCTGAGTTATTGCAAGTTGTTGAAGAAAGGGAAGAAGCTGAAAGAGATGTTGTATTTTATGAAGATCCAGCGGGTAATACATTTGAAGCTCCAGTAGTTGATGATATTACAATTCACATTGAATCTGATGAAGAGTATAATGCTAGAGTAGCTGCAATAGAAGGTGAACCTGAAGTAGAAGCTGAGTTATCTGAATTTGCAATTAAAAGAGATCAGATGAAAGCTGATATTGAAGCTGATATAATAGATGAAGATGTAAGATATGAAGCTGCTCAAGAAGAAGGTTTAACAATTGAAGAGTATAAAGAAGTAGAAGATGAAATAGTTTTACCAACTACTGATCAGATTATCTTTGAAGGACTTAAAGCTGCAGATGAGGCTAAAGCTAAAAGAGAAAATGAATCTATTGTTACACTTACAGAAGATGAATTAGCTTCACAGTTATATGGTGTAGATAATGATCCTGAATATTCAGCACCAGTTATAGAAGATGAAGTAGAACTTGAAGTAGAAGAGGTTAAACCTACTGAAACTAAGATAGTTGATGATTGGGATGATGATGATTTTAATTTTGATTTAGATGATACTAAAAAGGATGACCACGGTGGTGAATTCTTCTTGTAAGACACTTGCTCCAAGGGAGTATAGTTAAACAAATATATCAATTAAGGGATGCAGAAATGTATCCCTTTTTTAAACTTGATATATTTAAATTAAAAAGATTTAAACTTATAGGAGAGAGCCACAACGGCTTTCTCCTTTTTTTTTCCTATTTGCCCTGCCCCCGATAACCTTTCTTATACAGCTTTGATTTCTTGAGTTTAGATGTACCATTCTTAGAGTGTACACCTGGTCTTGATACTTTTACTGAAGTACCAGCACTTCCTGTTGCTTTACTTGCCATTTTATTTTATTTTAATAGTGTAGCTTTGAATGATTTAACTGCTGCTTCTGGAGTAAAATTGTATCCAGAGAAACCCATTAGTTTAAGAAAGTATGCCCAAGATTTATTATCACCTTTATTCCACACACCTTCTTTTCTTTGATAACTTAATTTTTCAGGACTCCATGTAAATAAAAATTGATCAAGAAATTTTGTCATTCTTTCTATTGTACTAACCATAGCTGATGGAGATTTAACAGTACGGTAAGCATCTTGAGGAGATATATATGATGCAGTTTCAGATTGCATTCTAGATAATTCATATAACATAAAGTTATATACGTATCCTTTTTTCTCATCATCATCATCACCAAAAGCATGCATCAATAACATTATAAAAGCAGTTGTTCCAAATATGATTACTGTTTCAGCCATTACTCTTTTGATTTGTGCTTTTTCAAAAGGTGTATATGTTGACCAGTTCTGCATCATGTTAAGTTTTAGCTTAGCCAAATCTTTTAACATTGTATGATAAAAAGTTATATAGTAACCTTCAGTTACAGCACCAAGTTCTTGATCTACTTGGAGTTTACCATACCTTCTTTTATAACCAGGTATAAGATGTTTTCTATACATGATAGCTAATCTACCTACTGAATATCTTTGTGCAGTACCTTTATCAAAATCATTATAGACACCATGTAATTTTTTACTTATTGCATGTATTCTATTTTGTAAATCAAGTTTTTTTGTATTATTGAAATCTGTATTCTTATCAAGTTCTTTAATACCGTATTTAGTATATGCATCTAAAAGAGAAATTTTTTCTCCAGTATTAGTATCAGTAACCTTAGTTGCTTCCATTAATGCAAACATTGAAGACACTTGTATCTCATGCTCACCAAAGTGTTGATTAAAGAATAGTGTATCAGTTCTCATTAACTTAGCAAATACACTACCTGAAACATTTTTACCATACTGATCTTTATAGTTACCTTGCATTGGATCATAATAATTTACAAGATTACCCACTAATGATTCAGGGGTAGGTTTACCAAAATCAGAAAGAAATGAAGTTACATTTTTTGCATAATATAATTTACCTTTTCTTAAATCTTTTCTGCTAAAAAATTCAGATGAGTTAGCTTCAATAATTAATTGGATATTACCTTGTAAATTATTTGCAACACCTTTAAGTAAATCTGCAGCAATACTTGTTATTGCAGAATAACTTAAAGCAAGGTTTGTTAATTTACCCATAGAATAATCTCCAATTACTTCAGCTTTTTGCATTTCATTAAAAAGTTGCATATCTATAAATGCATCTACATGTTTTTTAGAATTTGCTTCACCTTGTTTTTTAATAGTAGATTTAATACCAAGTTTATTTGCAAGTGCATCTAATACTTTAACATCTTTAGAAGTAGTTACAGCAACTTCTCTATCTCCTATAATAGCTTTAAACATTGATGTTTCTGCTGAGATATTATTTACTGCTTCATATTTATTTGCCATTTGAGAGTAAAGTTCTACAGATCTTATTAAATCTAAACTTACTTCATCAGCATCTATATCTTGAGTATAGTATACAGGTATAAACTTTGCCGTTTCATTAGATAAATCTGAAACAGCAAATTCAGTTTCATCTCCTCTTATAGTTGTTGCATCTTTAAATTTATCTTTTATAACACTTTTAATATCACCTCTTTCTATAGTACGTTTATGTATTGATGGTAAAACATAACCCATTTTTTGAGTATCTGGTACTTTTTCTTGAGCATCAAAATATAAATTTAATAAATATGAATGATATTCCCCTTTAGCATTTTTAGGTTTATCATTTTTATCATATAAAGCTTCCCAGTTTTTATTAAGATATTTATCAGCTGGCTCACTAAATTCTTTCATATAAATCTTAGTACCATTATCTAAGATTTTTAAAACAGATTTATGCCATTTATCATAATCTTTTTGATTCCAAGCACCAGAATTTAATAATATATTTTTTTCAGCAAGAATTTTATCAATTTCTGCATCACTTTTCTTTTGTGCATTCTGAGCATACCAATCTCTTATTATAGTAGTTTTATTAGCTTCATAATCAGATTTTGCTCTTAATTGAGCAGGTGAAAGATCAGTACCTTTAATTGGATTAGTATATATTTTATTTAACTCTTCATTATATTTACTAATATCATATTTTTGTACAAAAGCCATTTTTTTAGTAACAACAGGTTCACCATTCTTATCTGTACTATAAGATGATAATACTTCATATAAACCTTCATTAAACTTAGCCGGATTGTCTCTACTTTCTGCTTGACTATCTTTATATTTTGTAAATGCTTCACCTGCAAGTTTTGCTATATCTATATCCAATTGTCTTGCTCCTTCAAATTCTGTTTTAACTGCTCTTGCAAATAAACCTAATGAAGCATCTGCATTAGTTATTAATGGTCCAAACCAAAATTCCATTGACCCTTCATCTTTAGCAGCAAATTTTAATAAATCTTCCATTGACTCTTGAGTCTGTGTAAAAGATCTATATTTAGTAATTCTATCTGTTATCTGTTTAATTTTTTTATCATTAGCATTTGCAGATGTTTTTTCAGCTTCTAATTTTTTTATTAATTCATTTACTTCATTATCAATTGCTTCATCTAAATTTAAATTTTTATAATTAAGTAAAAATGATGCCATTAATGGTATACCCTGTCTTATATATTGTTCTTTAACTGCTTTTTTTATTGAGATTGCATCTGTCAACATTTCTCTTATAGTTTTACCAGTTTCTTCAGAGACTTGTTCTTCTCCTTCTTTTGCAGTAAAAAAACTATATATATCAGCTTTAGAGATTTCATCAAGAATACTATAACCACTAGCAAAATTATTCAACTTAGTAAGTTCAGCAATTTGATTTTTTTTAAAATCATCTGTGCCATCATCTTTTTTATTAATAATAGCTTTCATTAATTTTTCAATTTCTAAAGCTTTTTCATAACTGTCTTTAACAAACATGTTAATAGAATTAATACCTTCAAGATGTCTAAATTCTTCAATTAATTTTTTTTGTCTTTCCTCTTTTTCTTCTTGATTAATTAATTTTTGACCTTGAAGTATTTTTAATTGTTTTTCTAAATATCCCCAAATACTATCCACCATAGTAGATATATCATCTTTTTTTGCTTCAACATTATCAGTTAATTCATCAGGTATATAATTTAAATCTTTATTTAAATCAAAACCTTGTTTAATCCATTCTTCTTCAGCTCTAGTATCATTACCATTTACTTCATTAAGTATTTTTATATATTCTTTGCTGGTTTTAATTGGGCAATACATATTATTTAGAATTTTTAATTAACACAAATTTTTAAGTACTTTAACCATTATTTTGACTAACTCAGATTCAGTAGTAATTACTTCTAATTCATCAAATATATCATTAATGTCAATACCTTTATAAGCAAGTTGTTCTTCTGTAAATAAATTTAACATAGTATCATTTATAAAAGAATTAAATGCTTTTTGATTATATGGTTTTAAAGATACTGGTTCTTCTATTAATTCCATAGTATCTAAATTAATATTTTTTAATAATACTATTTTACCTGATAAATCTGTTATATCATATGCACCAGTAATATTATTTAAAATAGCTTTTGAACCACCAATTATAACTGATTTTGGTTTTTTACCAGTCTTCTCAAATTCTTTTTTATATTCAGTTTGAATAGGGTATTCTTCTATATATTCTTCATCTACTTCTATATCTTCCTCTTCTCTATTTTCTTGATCAAATAAAGCTTCATCATCATTATAAAAACTAGTATCTCTTTCATCAAAATCTTTTTCATCAAAATCTCTTTCACCAGACATTATTGCTAACTCTTCTTCTATATCTAATTGAGCATCATATTTTTCATCAATAATACTGTCAAGAACTTTTTCAGAAATGTTTATTGCAACTTTATCTTTATCAAAAACACTTTTACTAGCTAAATTAGGATATTCATCATTAATATCTTTTATGATTCTTTTAGCATTAAAATCACTATGGGTGGTATTTCTATATCCACCCAGTGCTTTATCAATTTCAGTATTTAAATCTTCTTTAATTTGTAGTTTACAAGCCATGATATTATTCGTTACAAGATTTTTTATAAAGTGAAGCTGCTTCTAATATTCTTTCTTTAGTTAAAGGATCAGATACTGTTTCTTTAGCTAAATTAGTTGTTCCTGAACCTAATATAGTATTATCTGAAAGTATATAATAATTAGCTTTGTTATAACTAGACACTCTTAATGTACCATCTTGTAATTCTTTTCTAATATACACTTTATTTTTAATAGTTTGCTCAGTTAATTCTTTACCGTTACCATAATATATTTTACCATCTGGTTTAATTGTAAAAGTATATTGATCTACTTTTATGTTTCTTTCTTCTGGTGCTGGATTTTCAACTGTGCCTTCCCCAGTTTGTCCATCTGGTTCTTCTTCAATTACTGAAGCTTGTTTTTTTGCAACTGTTTGTATTTTTTCAAGTGCAGGTAAATTTGGATAAATCTTTTTAAGTTCAGCATGTAATAAAGTTGAGAGGTAATTTCTATTTTTTTCCCATATGTTTAAATCAAATTCAGGTGTACCATATATAAGATTTTCATTTCTAAATCGTTTTTCTATAAGTAATATTAAAACTTTCTTTTTATCTGAGCTTTTAGTAAGAACAGTATCAAGTACATCTTTACTAATTTTATAATTATTTAGTAAATCCTCAATTTTAATAAATAATGAATTAAATTTACTAGCAGGTATGACTGCTTTAAGTTTTTCATAAGGTATTTTATAACTATAATCAAGAACTTCACCTACTGGAGCTTCTTGTTGAGTAGTTCTAACTTCAAATACTTGTGGTAAGATAATATTATCTGGTATAC